CCAGTTGGTTTGAAGAGAAATACTTTATATAGGGGAGTGGATGCCATGCCTGTGCAGTTACGAAACTTGGTGCAGGTTACACCTATGTTAAGCAGTTTGTATGTGCCTACTGTTAGGTTAGCACAGGCAAGGGATAATCTGAAGAAGAAAGGGACTATTGAGTATCTAGCTTTTAATGCGTTAGTAAAAATGATAGCACCAAAAGAAGCGAAAGGAACAACGATAACGAACCATCGAAGGTAGGAAGGATAGCCTATGGCAACAGCAAGAGAGGATGTAAGAGATAGAAACTGGAAACATGGTGAAGCAATTCCGGGTTCTAGAACTTCTGAATATATATCATGGCAATCCATGATGAGTAGATGCTATCAGGCATCACACACTAAATTTAAACACTATGGAGATAGAGGAATTAAAGTGTGTGAAAGATGGCATGACTATGAAAACTTTTTAGCAGATATGGGACGTAGACCAACTGCTAAACATACACTTGGAAGAATTGATCATAGTAAAGACTATGAACTTTCTAATTGTAAATGGGAAACCCGAATAGAACAAGGTAGGCAGTCTACTAGGGTTAAACTTACTCTTGCTATAGCAAGGGAGATAAAAATGATGCATAGTAGAGGATATACTGAAAGAGAGTTAGCTAAAGAATTTAATGTGCATCATACAACAATTCATCAAGTAGTTAGTAATCAAACTTGGAAGGAATAAAAAAATGCCTACGGCAACATACATGCATGGTGTAACATGGAAAGATGTACCAACTTCCATAGTTGCACCCGTAACAGCAGACAGCGGTATACCTGTAGTAGTGGGTAAAGCACCCTCTAATTTAGCAGGTAGTAATGCAGCACCACCTAACAAACCTCGTATTTACTATACCTATGAAGAGGCAGTAGCAGAGATGGGTTTTGATTATGATTTTAATAAGTGGACATTGTGTGAAGCAATGTACGTCTTCTTTGTGCTGTACAATATTGGTCCTATTATTCTTAGTAATATAGTAGATCTTACCAAGCATATAGGAACACCTGTGGTTGCTCATCCTGTAACGTTAGTAAATAGTGTGGTAGATACAGGGTTGAAAGATGTAATATTAACTACCGTAGCTGTTAAAAATGCGACAGGAACTATTACATATGTGTCAGGTACTGACTATATAGCTTCATTTAGTGACACTAATACTCTGATTATCACTGCAATTTCAGGTGGACAGATTCTAGCTAGTGATACATTGCATATTGATTATAACACAGTTAATGTTAGTACATTAACGAAGCAGGATATTATAGGTGGTGTTGATTCGGTTACAGGGATGGGTACAGGATTGGAAGTTGTAGAGGATGTGTTTCCAACCTTGTCTGTGGTTCCGGGTAACATTTTAACTCCGGGTTATGCACAAGATCCTGAAGTGTTTGCAGTGATGACATCAAAGGCAGATCTAATTAATAACTGCTTTAGATGTGGTGCTGTTGCCGATATTGATTCTGTACAAATTCTGAAGGCAATGGATGTGTTTGCTTGGAAGCAGACTAACAATTATTACTCACATAGATGTCCTGTTAACTTTCCGAGAGTAGGTATCGATGAGAAGACGTTTTGGATGTCTACACATCAAGCTGCTTTGATGGAACTAACAGACTACAACAATGACCATGTACCTGTTGAGTCTCCTTCTAATAAGCTCTACAAGATCAACAGAACAGTAGTAGGTTCGTTAACTGCACCAACTGACTACATTTTTGGAAAAGGTTATGCAGATATGCTCAACGGGCAGGGTATCTGCACTACTATAAACTGGATAGGCGGTTGGAAATGTTGGGGAAATAACGAAAGTATCTATCCTAGCAGTAGTGATCCACATGAGAGATGGATTCCTGTTAGGAGAATGACAGATTGGGTAGGCAATACGTTGGTACTAACCTGTTATCAGTTTGTAGATAATCCGGGTAATAGACGTTTGATTGAATCGATTGTGGATTCTGTAAACATCTGGTTGAATTCATTAGTAGCAGCAGGTTACTCCTTGGGTGCTAGGGTGGAGTTTAGGCAGGATGAGAATTCGGATACTGATTTATTGGCGGGACATTATACGTTCCATGTCTACGAAGCATTTCCGACACCTGCAGAATGGATTGAATTCTTGATTGAATTTGATGTCTCATATCTTGCTAACTTGTTCACTCCTACCACTACAGCAGTGCCAGTAGGCTAACCTTGGAGAATGGAGATTTTGTAGCATTACAAATTGTTGAGATATGAAGATTCCAAATCAGTGCAACAACTATAGCATCTGGTTCCAAGGACAAAGGTTTATTGGGATGGCAGATGTTACCCTGCCTAACTTAGCTAACATGACAGATGAGTTAAAGGGTGCAGGGATAGGCGGACAAATTCAATACCCTGTGCAAGCACATTATCAAAACTGGACATGTACTCTTAACTTTCATGCCATCACTCCTGAAGGTGTGCAGTTAATGAGGCAAGATGGTTTGAAGATAGAAGCTAGGGCAGGTATTCAATACCATGATCCGGGACCACATCGATTATCGATTGGAGCATGGAAGTTTGTTATGGCTATACTTCCTAGAGGGTTTAACCTTGGAAAGTTAGAGGTAGGAACTAAGGAAGCAAACGCAATTGAAGTTGAGGTAACCTATATTAAGGCATCTCTTGATGGTGTTACCATGTTTGAAAAGGATAAAGTTAACTTGATAGATTATGTGGTAGATACAGACTATGGTGCTCCGATTAGGAGTGCTATAGGGATGTAGTTCTACTAATTACGTATGATATTGAAACTGAAGAAACCAAGACAGATAAACGGAACAGAGATAACAGAGCTAAATCTAGATGGTTTAGAAGAGTTATCAGGAGATGATCTGCAATCCATCGAAGCAGGATTTAGGTTGATGCATAAGGCAGAGTACATACCTGTGATTAACTTAGATACCCGTTATCAGATGTGGATTGCAGGAAGGGTTACAGGAATTAACCCGGAGGATTTTGGAAAGCTGTATGCACCTGATTATGTAGCATTAGGGGTAGCAGTCCAAAATTTTTTGACAAGTGGGGGATAGGGGGAACAGAGGAGCAGAGTATAGGTTATATCATACGTAAGCTAGCATTAGCTTTATCGATGCGGTATCATACACCTGTTAGTTACTGGATGACTATGAAGCTACCAGAGTTATACGAATGGACAAAGGTTGCTTATGATCAGGTGAAGGAAGAAGAACAACGTAGAATTGGAGAACAAGAAGTAGGTCCGGGTTTGTAGCAGCAGCACAGCACCTGTCTAATAGAGTATGAATATTCTAGAGACAATGATTAAGGTAGGAGCAGTCTGGACAGGTGCTCATGCTGTTGGACAAGCTGTAGAGGGTGCAAAGAAAGTAGAGAAATCATGGTTGTTAGCAGACCTATCACTAAAGAAGGTGATAGGTACATTAGCTGCATTTGGGTTAGGGTTTAAGGGTGTAGAAGCATTTAGTGATTTCTTGAAGGAGGGTGTGCAGAATGCTAGGGAGATGCGGGATGCTCATGAGAAGTTAGAGATGATCATGAGAGGTAACGCTAAGTTTCAGGCAGCAGCTAAGAAGAACCACATGGATGCTGCAGAAGCTGCACATAGGCAAGCAGAGGCATTAACAAAGCTTGCTGAGAGGATGTCTGAAACAGGGATAAAAGCTAAAGCATTAGAAGCTACATGGGCAGGTGCAATGAAAGCAGGGTTATCACCTGCTGCCATTGATAAGAATGCTATGGCATTGCAGAATCTAGTAGTTAAGATGGGAGGTATAAAAGCAGGAACAGAAGAAGCAACACATGCAATGGATGTCTTCAGAGCAGCAATTCAAGGTGGTAGAGGAGCACAGGAACTAGCAAAGATGGGGGTGATCACCTATGAAGAAGCTAAGGCATTGAAGAAGATGGGTAGTGAAGCTGAGAGATCAGCTTTCTTGTTAGCTAAGTTAGGAAAGATGGGAGATCTAGCAGGTAAGATGTTTGCCACATCTGCGGGACAAGTAGAAAGAGCCCATCGAAACTGGGAGAAATTAGGTGAGACATTAGGTGGTCCTTTGTTAAAATCACAGGATGCTTTTCAAATACAACTGGGAAAGATAGCTGTAGCGCTACAACCAATTGCAGAAAGGTTAGTGCCTATGATGACAACAGCTCTCGATGGTGTTGCTAAAGCAATTGGAAGTACTACACCTTACATAACACAATTTGGAGAAGCATTAGTTGCTGGGTTCGATTGGGTGTTGAAACACTGGAATGAAGTTAGTACAGCATTGATTGCTATAGGTTCGGCTATTGTAGTCATGAAGACTGCACTAACAGGCATTCAAGTGATAGGTGGAATTGTTAAGGGATTGCAGGAAGCTAAAACTGCTGTGGATCTATTTTCAGGTGCATTAGGTCTGATAGGTGGTTGGCCTACATTAGTATTAGTGGCGTTAGCTGCTGCTATCTATCTGTTGGTTACACACTGGGATCAGGTAAAAGCTGCAGCTGTTGGTGCATGGGCAGCTATACAACAGGCATGGGGAGCAGCAGCAACTTGGTTTCAAGGAATCTTCCAACAAATAGCAACTGCTACACAAGGGATTTGGGGACCACTAGTAGAACCTTTGAAGAAGGTATGGACAGAGTTACAACCTATTATATCTGGTGTTATAGACTATATCATTAAATCATTTGGAACTCTGCCTACTACATTAGGAGGTAGTATTCAGATGATCATTAATGCTTTCAAAGCATTACAACAAATTGGACAGATGATAGCACCATATCTGATGCAGGGTTTACAGAATTGGTTAACTGCTGCTAGTTGGGTTAGTACAAATATAATAGCACCTATACTTAATGCCTTTGCTGATATAGTCCATAAACTGAAGGTAGGTGATCTATCGGGTGCATTCCAAACATGGATGAATATTGTTACTCAAATTAACACCACTATAATTAATGCTATTGTACAGCTTTTCCATACACTATTGCCACAGATAACAACAGCAGTAGGAAATCTGTGGAATGCTTTCCTACCTTGGGTAGGACAGGTTGTGGGTGGTATAGGCAATCTTATACAACAGATTGTACAATTGTTTTCATCAGGAAGTTTTACAGCAGCTGTTCAGCAATGGGTGAGTGGTGCACCTGCAGTTGTAGCAGATGTAGTTACACGTCTTGTGACTGCTTTTACTCCGATTGCCAGTGAGATAGGATCAGCATTAGGAGACTTGGGGAGTGCTTTCGGAGCATGGGCAGCAGGTATAGGTGCATGGATACAGCAGAATGCTATACAACCTATTGTAAAT